TGTAGTGCGCCTGTTCCTGCTGGGCTTACATAAAGACTGCCGTCTGATTGAAGTCCTATAGTTGAAACACCGCTAAAGGATAAGGTAGGAGTTCCGTAAACAATAGAAGATGTGGTTGAAATGTAGGTATTTGTAACAGAACCTATTTCTAATTGTGGTGCAACTACATAAACAGTTTTACTTGTGCCAGTATAAGATATTGATGTTCCGTCTTCAGAAACAAAAAACTGTGAAAATGTTTGTGCGCCAATAATTGTAATAGAGCATCTATACCATCCGCCACCTATTGAAGTTATTGAATAAGATGTAGGCGCTACACCGATGTTTGCGGAAAATGCGCCAGTAGAAATATTAAAAATTACACCAGCGTTTTGACTGCTTGAATACAATCCTAAATAATTAGCAGTTCCAGCTTTTGCATAAATGCTTAAAGTATAAGTATTGCTTGCATAAGAAGTTGATTGATAAAAAGTGTGTTGAACCCCTGCGTTAGTTCCATCATTAATTAAAAATGCTGTTGTACCGCCAAATGGGTCAGATTGAGAACCTGTGACAGTAATATTTGATTGTGTCCAAGTTGTTGCAAGAGAAACTGTATTTGTAAGTAAGTTTTGCCCAGTACCCTTTAATACCTCTGTCTGTCCTGTAATGGTAGTAAATGTACCAGCGGCAGGAGTAGTGCCGCCGATGACTGCGTTGTCTATTGTGCCGCCAGTAATGGCAGGAGTAGTTAGTGTAGGGCTAGTATTTAATACATTAGAGCCACTACCAGTAGATGTAGTTACACCTGTACCGCCATTTAATACAGGTAAAGCTGTGCCTGAATAAGCAATAGCTAATGTTCCGCTAGATGTTATAGGACTACCAGTAACGCTTAAAAAGCTAGGTACAGTTGCCGCTACGCTAGTAACAGTTCCTGTTGTTGGTGTAGACCATTGCGGAGCAGTAGCGCCAGCATTTACTGTTAATACTTGTCCTGCTGTACCAATTCCTAGTCTTGTGCCAGCACCACTTGTACCGCCATAAAGAACATCACCAGCAGTAGTTAATGGGCTTAATGCGTTAAATGCTGCGCTTGCAGTAGCTTGTCCTGTGCCGCCTCTATTAATTGCAACAGCATTACCATTCCATGTGGCTGAAGTAATTGAGCCTGGGTAATCTAAAGTATTAGTAGACCAAGACACATTAGAAGGAGTTGAGTCATGCCTATCCCAAGAGCCTGCTGCTATAGAATTGCTTAATAAAACAACAGTTACATAACCACCTGAATTAATTGTGGCAACAGTTGTAGAAGAATTGTTTTGGACAACAATCGTGCCTGAAGATTGGTTGTTATTAAATGTAAATGTTGCGCCATTGGGCAAAGTAGTGGCATCAGGCAATCTAATTGTTTGACCGCCAGACCCTGTTATTTGCCAATTTTGTACCGATGAGGCAGTTAAAACAATGGCTGTTCCACTTGCCGCTTGTGTGGAAAAACCTTCAAATAAACAGTTAGTAGTAATGTTTGCATTAGCATCACGCAAAACTACGCTATTTGCTCCACTACTACTTGTAACGCCTGTACCACCATTAGCAACAGGTAAAGCTGTTCCTGAATATCCAATGGCTAATGTTCCGCTTGTTGTAATTGGACTACCTATAACATTTAAAAAACTAGGGACAGTAGCGGCAACGCTAGTAACAGTACCACCGCTAGATGGACTTGTATTAGTGACAGTAAAGTTAGGATAAGTACCAGTAACGCTAATACCTGTACCGCTTGCAATAGCTACAGTTTGGTCAGGAGCAGTATTAGTTACAGTTACCGCACCAGTAGAACCGCTTACGCTAATACCAGTTCCAGCTACGGCAGAAGTAACCCCTGTATTGGTAATATTCAATGTGCCACTAGAAGTAATAGGGCTACCAGTTACAGATATTCCTGTTCCTGCTGTGGCGGCTACGCTAGTAACTGTACCACCACTAGAAGGGCTTGTATTAGTTACTGTAAAATTAGGATATGCGCCACTAACAGAAATACCTGTTCCGCTTGCAATCGCTACTGTTTGATCTGGAGCAGAATTTGTAATAACACCAGTAGTTGCGCTATAGGTAATTCCTGTTCCTGCGCTGTTACTTGCCCTTGCTCTTGCATCTGTATAATAAAGATTTGTTCCTTCTGCAATATCAGTAGTGGTTAAAACTACAGCACCAGTTTTGCCATTAACAGAAGTAACAGAATCGGTATTATCAATTTTTTGCCAGACTGTACCGCTATATACAGCCCAATCGCCTACTTGCCAATCAGTAATGCCATTTAAATTCGTATTGCCAGCAACACTAACTACATAGTAATAACCCTTAGTACCCACACTAGAAATTAAAGTGGGTGTATTTGTATTTGCGTTCCAAGTGCCTTGATAATTTAAATCGCCCAATGGAGGAATTTGTGATAAAGGGACTTGACCGCTTGAATCTAAGGTTGCCACACCATTTGGCACTCCTTCAGCAGAAATAGGGATATAACCGCTTACAGAAGTCCCAGAGATGCTTCCACCAGTAATTGATACATTGGTACTATCTTGTGCTGAAAGTGTCCCTAAAGTCGGTTTATGCAGGATTTGAGCCACTCCTGATGTGGCAGTCCAATCGCTATTTACTTGTGGCGCAGGAATATTTAAAGTTTCCCAACCAGTAGCATAGTCAGCATTTGAAGTCTTATATAAGACTTGCCCAGTTGTGCCTCCTGTAGCTACACCTTGTCCAGCAGGACCAACAGGACCTTGTGGACCAATAATACCTTTATCTACTGTAAGCGTAATTTGATTACCAATGGATACATCAAGGGTTAAATCTGTTCCTTTAGCAACATCTATAGCAAGGTTTGTGCCGCCTTGTGCGGTTGAAATAGTAATATCAGTCATGGTTAATTCACCACGATTGCATCAGACCTGACCAAAAATAGCAAAAAGATAATTAAATCGTTTGCTGGTGTTGTGCCGCTTGCAGGAAAACTAATCTTAATTCGACCAGAAAAACCAGCACCATTAATAGATGCTATATCTAAGTCTGTGTCGGTTGTAGTCAAAGCCCATGCTGAATCATCAATTAACAAGGTAAATTGCCCTGTTGTATCGCTTCTATTGGTGATTGTTAAAGGAATTGCGGTAGGAGTAGGAATATAGTCGCTAATATCAAAAGATAATCCATAGCGAGTATCTTGAACATTACTTAGTTTTCTGCGAATAATTTGGGCGTTTATAGTCGCACCAGTTAAATCAATGGCAGTTCCACCATTGTTTAAAGCCAAATTCCAATAGGTTTTTTGGTTATATACCAGTTCGCCAGCAATAATTTGATTGTCAAATCCGCTAACTTGAGTAAGTGTGTTTTTATTAAAGACTGCCATGATCTCTCCAATTCTCGGTTAATAGGGAATGGCACTCCACTCACCCACGAATCATATATTGTCTTTTTTAAGATTTTACCCTAATACTTGTTTTCAGCAAATATATTTACAAATACAGTACCATCTTCTAAGGCTTCTATTTCATGCCATTCATAAGCTGGTAAATTTAAAGGTTGGCTATTTTTATTAATTGTGTAGCTACGACCTTCTAAACTTACTAAACAAGAACCACTATTGCACATTATTGCATGAGAATAAATGTGTTCATGCTTTGGCAAACCTTGACTTTTATCTGCATGATATACATTTAATTGTGCGCCATCATAAGTAAATTGATGTTTAGGCTCTACTAAAATTACCATTATGCCGATTTTGTTCCAGTTGTTAAAGGCTGAACAGGAATTGTTGGTTGTGATTGATTTGTTGTTAAAACAGAGCCATCCCAAGTAAATCCAATATTGCCAGCACCAATTTTTTCAACTAATACATAGTCAGTAATTTTCCCATCTACAACAACCGCTTCCCAAATCATCGCTGGGGTTGTATCAGAAACTAACATTGTTGCATCTGCTGGCGGTGTCCATGTTTGTGTATCACCATCCCATATTACAGAATTTGTAACTACATTTTCTTCTACTACAAAATATTGTTGAGTTGTCATATTAGATTACCATTCAATAAATACAATACCAGATGTTCCAGCACCGCCAGAATTACTAGAAGCATTAGAACTATTTCCACCGCCACCGCCGTTACCATATCCAGTACTTGCTAGTCCAGCGGTATTAGCATATGCTCCTGCGCCACCGCTACCAAAAGCACCTCCTCCACCAGCAACATAGGCATATGAATTTGTGCCAAAACCACCAATACCACCACCAGCGGCACCGCCTCCTCCTGAAGCAAAAGGACCACAGGTAACATTAATACCATCGCCACCATTACCACCAGCTATTGTGTAAGCCGCACCAGCACCAGTACCGCCAGCACCGCCAGTACCAGGATTACCAGTACCACCACCACTTCCGCCATTGGCAGTAACTTGTGTAATAGTTTGAGTTCCTGAAGCAACTTTAGATTGCCCACTAACACCACCAACAGTTACAAGTAAAGTATTAGCTGGGGTTAAGCCAGTAAAGTATTGTATTGATACTGCTCCACCGCCACCGCCAGCACCAATAGTATTAGAACCACCACCACCATTTCCACCACCACCAACAACAGTAGCTTTAATTGCAGAAACTCCAGCAGGGATAGTAAATGTTCCTGATGATGTAAATACTTGACCCTTATTTCCAGCGTAAGTAGAAGTGGAAGTATTTGTGATGGTTACGCCACCAGTTGATGCCGAAACAGAAATACCAGTACCAGCGGCAATAGAAGTAACACCAGCATTAGCAAGGGTTACAGATGAACCTAATGCTACTGCGCCACCACCTGATAATCCAGTACCAGCGGTAACAGTTACAGAACTATTTTGTAAACCAGCATTGCTAGTAGCCCCAGAAGTATTTAAATTATTAGCAAAGTTAGCTAAATTTAAGGCTTGTGTCATATTAAACTGCTCCAGTTCTTGCAAAAGTTTGTTGGACTAAAATATTTAAAATGGTTGTTGGTGCGGTTGTCAAAGTATAAGTGCCAGTTCCAGTTGTGTAATCAGTCCCTTGCAACAATAATACCCCATTATTATATAAATTAAATGCTTGTGAATTGAAGCTAAATGGGTAAATAGTTTGACCAATTACTGTGTAAGTATCCACATTTACTGGTGTTCCATTAGCTACACCAAGGTTATTTTGCGACCATTGAATTACTTGTAAATCGCCTGATACATTTTGAATAAAGTTAATGGTTTGCCCAGATAAATTGTAATCTTGGGCATTAACTACAGTTCCATTTAAAAAAAGCAACTCATATCCATCATTTAGGGTAAACCCTGATACTGTATAACTTGTTTGATTACTTAAAGTTGCAGAATTTCTACTAAATGAAGCATATACACCAGTTGAAGAATTGACCGATCTAAACGAAATAATGGTCACAATATCGCCAACAGTTGCGCCAGTATTTAAAGTTACATTTCCTGTAGAGCCAGCAGTATCTGTATATTCGGTTGTATCTAATAAACAACCATTTTTTAATACCCAGCATTGCCCAGAAATATAAGTTGATGCTCTAGTTTGATGGAATAAAGTTTGTCCAGCGGTTGCGGTAAAGGCTGTTGCTGTGTAATTAAAGTCATCTGGGGTTGTAAATCCTATTACACGACCATAAATATCAATCGTTAAGGTAGCAACTGCTGAAGTTTTAGTATAAGCACCACCAAAATCTAGGTACTGCTGTAATGCCGCTACCACAGTCCCATCTGGATTATTAGTAATAGCTACTTGTCCTGTGCCTACTGTAGTTGTGCCGACTTGCGTAAGCTGTCCAGTTCGCAAATCTAAGTCAATAAGGTTAGTGCCATCTGGCAATGCCGCCCAAATAGAAGGATCAAATGTTACTGTTTGAGTTGGTACAAAAGCCGCCGTACCAGAAGCATAACCAGCAAATCCTTCGTCAAAACTAAATTTGCGCCCAGTTCGGTTGCAATACAATAAATATTGATTAGTACCAAAATTTACCCTTGGCTGATACCAAGTGTAGTCAGATGCGGTTGTGCTAGGCGCTGTTCCAGACTGATTATATAAACCATAATAGGCTTTATTTCTTGGATTAAAGCTAAATCCTGTTCCTGTAATACTATCGGCATAAGCTACAGAAAGGTATCTTTGGCTATATTGGAATGTAGTTGGTCGCCATTGTAATAATGTGCTTGCTGGACTATAAGCAGATGAAGATAAACTATTGACCATACGACTAAACAAATACCAATCCCCAGCAGGAATGTTGGTTAATGTAATGTTTGGCAGAACTGTATTAACTCCCCAAGGAGTTCCATTAGATTGAATTTCGCTTGTTCCTGCAAAATACATTTGCGTTGTCAATGGATTGCTATAAGCCGAATACCAAACTTCTGCATATTGAGTAATACCAGCAGGAGCAGTTGTTACTTGAACTATAAAATTAGGGTTTGTTGCCGTTGGATTTGTAGCAGAAACAGTTGGCGCTGTTAATGTTCCAAAGGCTGTAGGGCTACCAATACCAGTATTAGGCGATGGAGTAAATTGCGTAATGCTTGCATCATCAAAAACTGATGGGGTAAATTCCATTAATGTAAGTTGGCAAACAATAGAACCATCTTCATTAAATTGATCCACTACTTTATTTACACGAAATAACTTAGCAGACCAACCATAATTAGCATTTGTAACAGTAACTACATCACCAGCTTCTAACTGAACGCCTACAAAATTAACACTAACTTGGATTTGTAAATCTTCTCTAGCCGCCTTTAAAATACGATTAGCAATAATTTGCGCTTGCACATTATTATTTACATAAGGCAGGCTAATGGATACTTTATTTACTGGTTCATTAGGCAATAATAATGCTGGATATAATTGTGCTAAATCTAAAGTAGCCGTGCTAAATGTGTCTTGGTTAGTATTATCTGTGAATTTAGCTTCCACAATATTATATGAACCAGCTAAATCAATCGGAGTAATTTGTATAGCAGAAATCATATTGCTATCATTAATATCCATAGCAACTGTGTAGCTCGATTTATTTACAATTACGCCCCATTGAGCAGTAATTTCATTATATTTAATTAAACAATCACAACAAGAACTCATGTCTTGCAAATTGTCCATAATATTTCTAGAAGTATCTAAACTTCCATTAAACTTAAATCTAGGCTGAGTTTGTGTGCCGCCGTTATATGTCGTATATGTAATGACTTCATTTGAATATGTGGTTAGTGCGGCAAGACTTGTATTATCAATTTGACTTACAGGCAAGGATGCGCCGTAACGAGTATTAATTAAATAATCATAAATACAATCGCCAGTATTAGTTCTGCTATTAGTAATTTGGAATCGAGTTTGTTCTATACCCCTGATACCAGCACTTTGACTGTAAGAAAGATGAACAATCGCAAAAGCACAATTACTCATCAATTTAGTGCTATCCCATTGATAGACTAAACCGCTTGTCTGCATTACTTGAATAGCGGTATATGATGAATTAACTGGAGTATTTGAACCATTGCTATATAAATAGAATTGAATACGACCATTTACACTTGTATCTACTGCGCCAGTTGATTGATCGGTAAGACTAGCTACTGTGTAACCATTACTTTGAAAAGTAACTTTTTTGCTACCATAATATATATCACCGAAAGATATAGTATCTGGTGTTTGCCCAGTATTAGTGTTGGTTACTTCCGATAAAGCTATTACATAATAAAGCTGTTGATTATCTGAACTAATAGACATATCAACAATAGTGCCACCTACCCATGCAGTTCCGTAAATTACAGGCACTTTATTGTTTGTTGCTGGTCCTATTTGTTGGCGGTTGCCAGGATCAGGCGCAGATGATGAGCCATAACCAGAACTATCTGGTTGAGTTTGATTGGCAAATGCTCTGGTTGCAATAGCAGAAGCAACCATAGTAATAGCCATTGCCGCTATAGTTGGCACTCCAACCTCTATGGCTATCGCATAAACAGCAAGGGCTATGACGCTAGATGGCATTATTGAATCCAGTTCTCATCTTTAATTCTAAAACCAAACTTTTCATACTTTAAGTCTGGGCTTGTATCCATTTTACTAACTGTAAAATATTTAATCTTATTTTCTTCTTTTAATTTTTTGCCATAATTAAGATAGCTTACAAACAATCTATATCCGATTGTTGTGTTTCTATGTTCTGGCTTTACATACCAAGCTAATTCATACATTGCTAATGTCTTATTACACCAAATAGTAGGGGCTGTTATTGCCATCAACAAACCTTTTTGTTCTTCCAAAAAAATAACCCCATGTCCAGCAAATATAGGGTCTAATAAATGACTAATATCCTCTACATCTTTATATTCTGGTAAATCTGCTTCTAAACGAAATAACCGCATCATTTCGCATATATCTTCTTTATCGTATTTTGTCGCTATTCTTATCACGATCCTTGCGGTGCGCCTTTACCAAAGTAATAATTAACTGTAGAAATATAAGAAACTCTATTCATACTGGTATCACCAGGAGTGAAATATTGCCAACTATTATCATTCGTATAACGACCAGCAATTCTATTTTTTAAAATGATTTGAATTGATGCGGCATTAACTGTAATTATTCCAATAAACTGCCTTACTTCTTCCATCCATGTTTCTGATATAGAAAAGCTATTAATGTAACCATTGAAGAATTGATATAAGCCGCCTTGACCGCCTGTAGTAATCAAAGCACCATTTGTGTCAAAAAAGCCTTTCCACGCTTGAATTTGACATCCTTTAACATTTTGTCCAAGAACAAAGCCAAGCATGGCAGTATCAATGCCTACTAAAGTGAAAGAAGTTTCATTAGCCGTAGATTTAATATCACGCTGGTTATCGCCAACTTTTACCAAAGTTCCTAAAGCACTAAATGGCTGACTATCAACCGCTGAAATTGTTAAAGCAGAAGGTGTAGTCGCAAAACGATAAGTAGCAGTAGGAGTAATAAGTCGAACAAAATCGGCATACCGAATATTATTCGTTCCTACTACTGGCGCAATTACATTCATAGGACTGCCTCAAATGCTTTAAAAGTACCAGACCATTGAATAAAAGAATCATTGGTCATTGGCACTAAAGTATAGGTAGGGTAATCCCTTAAAATAACTGGAAAAGTTGTGCCTGTATAAGTATCACCGCCCATGCTTACAGTTGTTCCGTATTGACCAATAACAGCATTTACTGGTGAACTTAAAGTGCTAATAAGATTGCGATGAACAGGAATAGTAACAGTAGAACCAGAACCACGCAAAACATCAGCAGTAGCAATATACGCATATAACCCCACTTGACAAAAATCACCTTGTTTAACAATATAAGCACTTGAACTAATGCTTGGCAAAGAACCTAATACCAAATTTTTATTAGCGGAAGCAGTCTGCCATTGGCAAGTAGCAATCTGACCTGATGTCATTTGACCTTGATAGGCAATATAGTTTGTCCAGCCTGTAGAACCAAAATTAAGGTATTGTGTTAAGGATTTATCAGGAATACGCAAAGAATTAAGTAATGCACGATTTTGACTATAAAGCAAATAGTTCATTGGCTTCATTTCAAAAGCAAACGGAACTACAGTAATAATTTCTGAAGTGCTGATGCGTTGATTTCGACTTACAACCTGACCTACAAAACGCTGGTCATTAATACCAACAGTTTCAGCAATAGCTAGGATATTGGTTAAGCTCATAATTACCTACTTGTTGGAATTGATCTTGCGGCACTTTGATTGGCAGAATAAACGCCCATCTTGTTTTTAGCCAAGAATTGAACTGCTGATTGTGTATCAATGGCTTGCATATTTTGGACAACTGTGCCGTTATAAGTTATGCCGCCACCGCCGCCCATAACGCTTGATAAACTGTTATTTGGTATTACGCTACCTGATCTGCCAGGAATAAATAGTTCTGGTCCATTTTCGCCAACCAATGTAGGACCATCTACAGTTCCACCAGATGCGGCGGCTGGCAATGTAAATGCCGCACTTGTAAATGAACCACCACCTTGACCCATTGCTACAGCAGATGAATTTACGCCACCAAATAAACCGCCCATAAAGCCAAATGCAGAACTCATAGATTGCATCATAGCCATGCGTAATTGAATTTTGAGAAGGTCTTTAATAATGCTTGTTGCTAAATCGCTAAATGATAATTTTCCAGAATCAACAAATTTGTCAATCGCAGATGTCATATTTCCTGTTACTGAAGCAAATGATTCTTCTGCCATTTTTCCATAGTTATAAGCATCTTCCGAATATTGAGAAAGGGCTTTATTCCAACCAAAACTAAATGTGCGCTGTGAAGCAATAGATTGTTCTTCAATTTGCTTTGCGGCTTTGGCTGATACTTCGCCAATTTCTTTAACTTTTTCAATTTGTTTATCGTATTCATCAAGCACTTTTTGTCCAGCACCACGCCCAACTGCGGCTTCACGCAATTTAGTAATTTCATCTATCTTTTTAGATGTTGAATCTAATTGCTGATTAATTGCTTCTTGAATCTTTTTCTCATCTGTAGTCATCCCGACCATAGCATCACGGGTTTTTAATTGCTGTAATGAAAAATTGACTTGTCTTTGATATTCACCAGAAATAAGAGTAGCCACATAAAGCATTTGCTTTTGTTTGTCGGCTTCTGTATCTTTTGCGGCTGTTACTGTACGGCTTGTATCGCCACCAGTAGGCTTAACTGCTGTTTCAGGATGCAGTAATTTGTAAGCAAATTCTTGATCGCCTTTACGCAGTTTTCCTACATAAGCATCATATTCTTTAAGCCTGCTCATAAATGTATCAAACTTGCCATGAGCAATATCATCCATTGTCAATCCAACAAGATTGACTGCGGCATTAAGAGTTTGGAACATAGTTACCGCTAATTGCCCAGCATAAACCATACCTTGTAGCCATTTGCCAGCAATATCCATTACTGTTTCCATTGCGCCACCAGTTTTATTTAAAGCATCAAACATGGTATTTAATGTTGGCAAGAAAGCATTGGTAAACATTACTAAGGTCTTAGTAGATTTTGCTTCTAGTTTGTCGTGCAAATCGGCGGCATTAGATACGGCATCAGCATACTTTTGAAATTCCTCAGAAGATTTTTGAATTTCCTCATTAAATTTTGGCAAATCAACGCCTTTTATCCCTTTGCCAAATAGAGCTACAGCTACTCCAGTTCTACTAGCAACATCGCCCATCTTAGCAATGCCTTCAGTAGTTTTATTAAGTAATTGTTCTGTAGAAAGATTGGCTAAGTCTTTTAGCGTTATGCCAGCCCGTGCAAAAGCATCTTGAGCCGTTTTTGATCCTTGGGCGGCTTCGTCAATAGATTGAACAAACTTAGTAAGGTTTTTGCCAGCGTTATCTGCATGACCGCCAGATTGCTCAAGGGCTTCAGAAATCTTTAAAATGCTGGCAATACTAATATCGGTGGCATCAGAAAGATCGGACATTTGATCCGAAAATTGCAATGCTTTGGCTGTCATTGCGCCAAATGCCGCTACGCCAACTGCGGCTAAAGTAGGGATTTTATTGGCTAAATCAGATAGCTGGCTTTTAGCTTTTTCAATCCCTTGGGTAAAATCAGTAGTTTCTAAACCTAGCTTTACCGCCAACTGAGCAATAGTATTCGCCATTTATTGTCCTTTTAATACATCTGGTGCGCCTGGGTGCATCATTGCAAAAGCTATTAAGTTCTTGCTAACTTGCTCCCGTTTTGCTTCCTCAGTTAATGGTGGATAAAGATAATCGTACTGATTTGGTATTATATCTTGTAATTTATATGGTGAACCGCCTTTTGGCAATAAACTATTAAAATGCCCAGCGGTATGACTGCCCAATACTTGCAATAATCCTAAATTACCAATAACACCATCGTTATACATAATGCAGATGTCATTAAAAGTTTCTTCATCAACTGTTGCTGGGTCAGCACCATGAGCCGTTAAATAAGCCTTAACTTGCTTACGGACTGACCTTACTACTTTCCCCTTGTATCCTTATACGCTGGGGATATAACTTCCCCAATCTTTTCAATCAATTCTAATTGAATAGAAAATGGGAATAATTCATCGATTTCTGCATAAGTTAAATCTTCTAAAGAATATCCTTCTTCTGGAACTAATAACTTAATCATTTCTAAAATACGATATTCAGTTAAATATTTATTCTTAGCAGTATCCATCATTGATCTGCCTTGAATCTTAATATCGTTTTCTTCAAATATTATGCCCAAATCTTTATTAATAGTTTCTTTTGTTGGGTCAAAATTCTTAGTCAGTTCTTTATAATATTCATTTACCTTAACATCATCTACTACTTTCATGCGTTCAAGCATGGCTTCGTATTCAGATGTAAGGGGAATCTTTACTTTAAAAGTATTTCCAGCAAGTTCAAATGAACGGATGCGGATTAAGTCTTTATTCTCGGCAAACTTTTTACCAAATGCTTCTACTAACTTACTCATATCTTTCCTTATTTAATGTTTTTTGCTTTGTATTTTTCTAATGCCAATCCTAGATTATTGCCTAGATTATCGGTAACTGCTTGTGATTGTGATTCTAAAGAAGAACGCATATAGGGATGTGCCGCCATTTTGTAGCTTCCAAACTCTTGCACATTAGCACGGGCATCTGAGGGAATACCCTTAGTTTTTACATCCCGTTTTTGTATATACGATTGCTTGTAGTTATAGTGCGATTTTTTTGCCAAAACATTGCCAGGCGCAGTTGTTACTAATGCCATAGCAACTTGTCCATTTTTATAGTAACGAGAACGCTTATCTTTAGATGTAGGCTTCCTAGCTTCAATTCTTAGGGAAGCTGACAATGCGCCAGTATCTACAGGAGCTTGCGCCCTAGCCCGTTCTAATACAGGCTTCATAGCTTGTCTTACGCCGCTTACTAAGATTTTCTTTTGATCTTTTTCACCAAAATCCGATTGGATTTCAGTAAAGACTTCTTCAAGTTCTTTAAAGCCTTTGAACTCAAAAGTAATCTTATCAGCCATACTATTCCCCGTTTTTAATCATCTTTTGATAAATGGCGTTATTAAGTTTAACGACATAATCAACGACTTCCTCTGGAGATAGTTTATCAGCGTGATATTTAGCAATTTCATATGCTGTGTTAATTCCAGCAATACGCTGTTGTTGAAAGCCAAACCAATTCTTTACTCCTGAATTGGATTGGCTAATCAAGAAACCTAATAAATCATTGCTCGACTGTATCTGCATTGTCTTTTAATTTCTTTTGTTTTGGTTCGTCTTGTAAAACTACAGGATTAAAAGGGTCATCTCCACCAGCCAAACATTGAGCAATAGCATCGTCAATGTCGGCGGCTTCAAATATTTTCCCGTTAGCAAATTGAACTTTCATTTTAGTCCTTATGCGTTGTTAGACCAGCCATACTGATTGCCACGAGGATGAATAGTAAATACGCACTTGGCTTCTGCACCAGGTTGAGCATCAATATGGAATTGACTTACACGACCATTAAAAGCGTAGTAAACAATATTTGCGCCATCAGTAGCAGAAATAACATAAGTGCGATCAATAACGCCGCTATAAGCATCGCCACGAATCAATAACAAGTTTGCATCGCTAGGATTCCAAGCGGCAGTAATTGTCATAGAAGTTGGTGCGGACTGAGTAGGAATCTTGTCAGATTGACGGCTACCAGCAACCATGAAAGATGCAACTGCATCATCTTGACCAAAAGCTGGGATAGCTTCAACTGGAACTAAATTGCCAGATACAGCAATAGCGGAAACAGAAGCTAAAGTAGATAAAGCAGAAGTAGCCAATGGAGTTGGGCTAGAAGTGGGTTGCATATATAGTGCGGCTGAAAACCCTGGTAGGACTTTATTTGGAAGTGCCATGATTAATTCCTTTAATTAAAAGTTAAGTAATTCTATCTTATTTAAGCTGGAATATCCAAGGTGCAATCCAAAATAATCTGGTGCATACCAATCGTATCGTCAAATGTATTATATAACCACATTAAGTCAGCTTTGGCGATCCAAAATCCACCAGAGCCGCCAAACTGCCCTTGATAACCATGTAATGCTTGGGCTATCTGATTCTCTATTGTAAATCCATCTTCTAATTTTTGGGTAAAAATAGAGATTTGAAAAACTGGGGTATCAATGCCTTTAACTTGCTGTGGTCCTGTATATACAGGCTGGTGAACATTCCTTAATTGCCAAGTAATAAATTTAGTTTGTGTCTTAACAAAGTTGCGGTTAAAAAGGGCATAAACAGGCACAGGAGCAACGATTGTGCTCAGTTGCGTCTGAATAGCTTGAGCATAGTTAAGGACATTATTTTGGCTCATACTGGGGCTGTCGGATCGTTTCTATAGCAAAGGAAAGTTACATTCATGCGATCATTAGATTCGATGCAATCAGTAATACGCCAATCTTGACCACGCCAAGTAATTGAATATAAATTTTGATTATCTACAATTTCTTTAGTATTAGGGGTGTAATTACAAGTCAAATTGGTTAAATCTGAATAAATACGATATTTTTCAGAGATTCGTAAACTGTTATGCACATCCTTAACCCGAGCACGAGTATCAAACCATTTGGCAATAGTCGTAGTTTGCTCACCATAGGTACTTGTGCCATTGGTTACACGATTAACTGTAATATTCTCATAACGAGCAATGGACATTTAATGGCTCACATTACAAGCGGTTTATATGGGCGCAATAACTGAGCCACTCCAAATGGAATTTCTTGTAACCCACCAGCAATCGAATTAGAACGATTATTGTATAAATGGGTCAAAAGCAATAAGCCAGCTTGTTTAATTACTGGATATTGAGCTAATGGGTTAGCATTAGTTGTATATTCAATAACAACTGGGTTAGTCATCCATTCGCTTACATCATTAGGGATACTACTTACCAATACTTTATTACCCGTAGGGTCATAAAAATACATAGATGAACTTAAAGCCGTTAATACTGGTGGGTTATTGCCGTTATAGTAAGAAACGCTATTAATTACTGTTCCTTTGGTATTTCTAAAGTCTTGACTTACTTCTGGCAAATCAAAGGCTGATTGTGTGCCTGTCATGCCATTTGTAGCCCCATAGTAGACACGATAACGGATTGGGAATATGGACATACCAAGATAGTCCTCAATCGCCATACGAGTCGCTAATTCAATGCTAGATAGGTAAGTATCTTGGCTCTCATCATTAAAAAGATTAAGCTGTTGCGTAATCTCATCTAAAGAAAGCCAAGCCGTTTGTATATCACGGCTTACTTCTATAACTTTTTCATAGCTGTATGGGTTACGAGTAGTCCCCAAATAAGGACCATTCGTTAAACTATCTAATGGCATATTAGCCTACCAATCTAACACCAGCAAACACATCACGAATTGTAGAAACTACACGCTTTTCGCAGAACAGGGTCATAAAGCCTGGATTTGTCTGCTCAAACATCTTAATGCTCATTAATTCATTATCAGCAATAGTTACAAATTGATTCCATGCGGCTAGATATACAGGATTGTTGCCAGAACCAGCTAATTCCATATATGGATTAGGGATTACAGGGAAACCGAACATATAGACAACTGCGCCACCATCTTCATCGCCAACTTCTAAGAAGTAAGGAATACCAGATGTAGAAGTAACTAATTCACGCAATGCGGTAATAGTTGTTGGGTGCATCATCCAGCAAGTAGTTGGGTCAGTCCAATATTGTGGGGGCAATGCACCAGCCAAATTAGCTAAATCGTTATATGACACCGCAGTAGCGGATGTTTGTGTAACTTCTTTAACTGTATGTAAACCATTGGTCATTGCTGGACCATTAGAACCAAATGCGGCAGATGTGCCGCCTGGATAATAATTTAAACCACGCAAACCAAGAGTAGCACCATAATTAGCCGTAGTAGAACCAGCTTGGTCATTGTTGTTCATCATTGAAAGTGCTTCTTGTTGAGCAAATTCCAACATAATATCGCCCACGATTGCTGGATCAAGACCATTAATGTCTGATAGCACAGCTTCACGAATAGGCACTACTGCATTTAAACAGCGAACTGGCAACTGCCAGTAGGAAGTAATAATGCCATTAGTACCGCTGACATTGTTACTGTTAATAGGATAACCCCAAGGGTTAGTTGTGCTAGTTTGTATGTTTGTTACATTGCCTTTTTTAACCACGAATCCTTGATCTGAGCCAATAGTTTGAATAACTCTTGCACCAGCATTGCGGATTGGATTATTTTGGCGTAAAGATGCAAAAGCATCGTCATAAATTAATCGACCACCAGCCCCAGAACCAGAGCCAGTAAGTTGTGAATTTTCATTTAAATTTACTGTAGCTTCACCATCTTTAATGGCTGTTTTGATTGCTTCTAGGATTAGGCTCATAATTTAATTCCAATAAATAGTTAAGAGATGGGGAGCTTTTGACTCCCCACCTTATTACATTACAGCTTAGGTTGCAGTACCAGTAGAACGATAGCGGATTGCGCTGAATGGATCAACTACAGAAGTTGCCAAACGCTTCTCACCAAAGAATGTGATGAAGCCAGGCAATGTTTGATCGTAACGGCGTAATACCATGTTCAAACGATCTACGATTGTATGGAAGCGAGGGAAATCGCCAAAATACATTGGATACAAGCTAGTTGTGCCAGCAGAACCAGTAGTAGTTTGATATGGAGTATCGAGATACTTATTAACAACAACATCAAAACCAGCAATACGACCTACGATGCCTTCGTAAACCAATGGGTCCATGCGTTCAAAAATTGGTGTGCCATTTGAATCAACCAAGCCACGAATTTGGGCAAGGAAGAATGGGCTAACAATAATTTTAGCTGTTGGAGTCCAATATTCTTGTGGCAAGAAATGTAGGAAGTTGATGATGTCTGCAAACTTAACATTATTAGCGCCAACAGTATTGCCGTTGGTTGTTAATTGGTCATAAGTTGCAATGCTATGTAAGCCATTAGTTGTTGCTGTACCAGATGTACCGAAAGCCGCAGTAGAAATTGTACCGCCAGCATATGTGGAATTAGCACCAGCATATTGGTTCAAACCGATGATGCCGTTAGAACCGCCGTATGGCAGGGTTGTAGCACCTTGGTTGTTGTTTTGAATCATTGCCAAACCTTCTTGCTGGCTAAATTCAAGCAACATATCATCCACAACATTTGACTCTAAACCATCGATGTCATCCAAAGCCGCAGTACGGATAGGGAACTGAACATTCAAGTCTTGTAAAACTGTTTGCCAAATAACTGTGTTTTCAGTTGTTGGTGCGCCGTTGTTTTGGATTGCATAACCCCATTGAGCACCAGCGTTACCAGTTTTTGCACGGAACTGATAAACAGAGCCATCAGTTGTTACATTACGGGAAACACCACGCAAAGGGTTCATTAAACGCAATTTGTGGAATACAGGATCGTAGGCAGTACGACCACCAACATTGTAACCGCCGCCGTAACCAGCAGGATTACCAATTTGTGATCCATCTTCACGCAAATATGCTTGATATTCAGATTCATCAGCAAACATTTCAAACTCTTTGCCGCCTAAAGAACCTTTTTTAACCATCTTTTTGAGTTGCTCAGTAACCTTGCGGTTTACATCAACTTTTACAGATTTAGCTTCTGGGCGAACGATTGCTGGAACTTGAATTGCAGAAATCTTAGCTTCTAAAGCAACAACTTGCTCAGTCATTTCAGCTTTGACAGCTTCAACGGCGGCAACTGCTTCTTCTTTAACTTTAGCCATTTCAGCTACTTGAGTAGCTTCCATTGCATCAAGTTTTTCGATAATTTTATCGGACATGATTTTTCCTTATTTAATACGATTAGATAATTGCTTAATTAATTCTCTTTCCTCTAGGGCTTTGAGAATTTCATCAGCTTCTTCGACCACCGCTTCCAACTCACTTGGTTGTGGGGCTACCTCAGAAATTACTTCTGGTTCGGCTTCACGCTGTTCCAAAACTTTCTTGAGGATTGAAGATGCGGTGGTCGCATCTTTACGGGAAAGTCCAGCATCACGCAAGGCTTTTTCGATTAAACGGGGATTTGCTTTACCTTCTGCATCAAAGTATTCCAACTTCTGAATTTCAGCAGTAGGATTGTTTGGATACATGACTACAGAAACTTCACGCAAGCCACCTTTAGTAATTTGGAAATAGGCTTCGCCGTCATCATCTGCAACGGCATTACCTTCTTCATCAACCATTTGTGCTTCGTCTGCGTAAGCACCAACAGACACGCCGCCAAATAAGTTAGGGGAATTTTTTAAAACTTCATAAAGATCAGAGCCAGCAGATGTGTTCATAAACAATTCACCTTTGCCGATCATGCCTTGCTTGTCAAATGCAAATTCTGTCCATTGACCTACAGGCATACCCATATCGTTATGATTTAAAAACATTGGCAATGGTTTGCCACTTGCGGCGAACTCATTAGCCCAATCCATGAAACCTTCTGGCTGATAGTTAAATCTGCGACCATCAGCACCTTCACGGGCGTTCCAAGAAGTTACACGGGCTTCAATCTTTCCGCTTGGTAACTTGTCTTTTGAGGATTGGTTTAGGCTTAGTTTTGCTTCGCAAAGGAAATTTAGGCTCTGATTCATTAACTATCCCATTCTTAATAGATTGATTATCGTCTGTTATTTTATATTGGGATTTTGTCTTTGTTGGAAGTTTAACATTATTTTTAATTAACTGATAACCAAAAATACCAACAATCTTGTTAATTGTGTCCATTTAGGTTTTTCCTATATTCATCTTTTTTGTTTGATTTCCACCGCCGCCGCCTGTATCTTGTGGCGATGATCCTGGTAATGGCTCTACTTTAGCAGTCTTTTGACCAACTGGCACATCTGTAGAAGTAATTGCCGCAGTATTTACAGACAATAAATTATCTGCGCCTTCAACTTTTGGCATATTCATATATTCACGGGCTTCGTTAGGGGTCATAATGCCACCAGCAACGCCAGCATTTACAAAATTCATTTGATCTAAGCAAGCGCCTTTTAAGAAATCTTTTGTATCAAAACGAATTTGCAGATTAGGATAACCCTTTAATAACCCCAATTTATACTTTTGCTCTATCGCAATAATCATGGGGTACATAGTCGTTTTATAAAATTCGTCTAATAATGTTTGAGTATTATTAAATTTGCCTACATCTAAACCTAGCATTTGCGGTGGAACGCCAAATAAAGCGCAAATACGCTTAGTGGTTTGCTCTTTTAACCTAGCGCAATCAGCATCTTGAAGGGTAAGCATCTGTAAAGGTTGATATTTCATGCCTTGGTCTAACAGCATACCTTGACCTGGCTTAGATAGGTCTGTTGGGCGGCTTCCTGTCATGGATGCCCACGCTTCTTTTAATCTAGCGGCAATTTCTTTATATTTTCCGTCTGGAATAACCTGATCTGTAACAAACATACCACTTGGCTTTGCGCCATTTTGCATTACATAGTTAGCGTATAGGTCAATATCCTGATCCAAAGCTACTAACTCAGTAGCCAAAATACCTTTGTTAAAACCAGCAGAACCTTGCCATGCGGCTTCTGAAATATGAATTACTTGGTGAGCATCTAACGGCTCATCACGATTAAAACCATAAGAAGGAGTAGATAACCGATATGTTGGGTATCTAGCTGGATTCATTTGAGTAGTAATCAGGGTTGAATCTAAGTTATATAGCTCAATCGGGGTCTGGTTAGCATCTTTTTGATCTTTACGGAACAAAAGGGTAAAGGTTTCGCCAGAAAGCAGATACCACATACACCATTGATACCAAAACTCATATTGGCTTTGGAAATTGTTAGGTGTTTGGAGCAAACTTAATACTTGTTTAGCTTTAGCCTTATCACGGCTACCGACTTTATCGGATTCAATAGCATTTACAAAATTTCCTTGGTCATCCCTAGAAACAACTTGTATATTGCATTGCGCTAATGATCTAGCAATAACGCCTACGCAACTCATAATGGTTGAATTACGAGTTAATACCGACATATCCACAATGCGACCAGCATTGGTTGTGGATGATGTAGTTACATAAAGTAGCTGGAAATTTGCGCCGCCTTTACCATCTTGGGTCTGGCGAACAATCTGGTTACCTAATTGAGTCTGTCCGAAAAGGGTATTATTTTCCTTTTGGATGGTTTTTTTCTTGCTGAAAATATCTAGAATACCCATATTAAGCCCTCAGTTTCCGATTATTTTACATCAAAAACTTCTGAAACCAAATGAATTTGAAGTAAATGGATTATCTAACGCACAATGAAACGCAATAATCATGGCAATAATACCATCAACTTTGTGTGCTTTGTCAGCTTCGTTTTTTCGAACTTTGATGTTACCATTTACATCCGTGAAAACTTCACACCCAGCTAACTGCCATCCTACAAACGGATTGCCGTCATGTTTAATATTCTTACCAAGAATCATTTTCTCAACAAACTTAGAAGGATTATTTAAAACTGCCATTCCCTGACCCACTTTTTTTACAGGAATCCCAGAATCATGCAACCTAGCAACCAAACTAGCCGCATTGTAGGCATCGTAACCTACTTCTTTTACATTATATTTTTCGGCTTGCATCTTGATAAATTCACTAATTTCCCGATCATCCATGACATTACCCTCGGTCAATTTGAGGATGCCAGAATCTATAGCGCATCTGAACACATCTTGGTAATGCTTGGGGATCATCTCAAATCCTTCTTCGGGTAAAAAGAATTGCCAACTAGCTTCAAAGTCAGATTCGCCAAAACGCTTCAAGGTGCAGACTGCGTTCAAGTCACGGGTTGCCGCCAAGTCAAATCCAATAAATACATCATCGCATGGGCGTTCTTCTGTAATTAGGCACTCTGGCGCATCCCAGTAAGCCCTGTCTATCCAAGCGGCATTAGCACTAACAAATATGTTAAGGGTTTTACATAAGAACTCATTGAGGGTTGCTGGCTTATGTTTGGCTTCCTCTGCCCTATCCTTGATTGCATCGTCAAATACGCTAATGCCGTGCATCGGGTTAGCCTTTGCCCAGTTTACAGGGTCTTTCCAATCGTCTTGTTGATCTAATCCATATAGCAATCCAAACCACCGAGGGTTATCCCCTATATCGCCATTGAGGATAGATTGGAGCATATCCATATCTTCATAAAACTTAGTGTCTTTAGAAAAGCTGGCGGTTGTGATGTAAACCCGTAATGGATTGCTTCTAGCAACCATACCTGAGTGTAAGACTTCAATGGAATTGCGATCTATAATGGCGGCGGCTTCATCCACGATAACGCAACTGGGATTCTTACCATCGCCTGTTTTTTTAGTATCACGGCTTAACGCCTTGAACATAGACTGACTATCGCCAGCTTTTTTAATTTCATACTTACTGACATTGAATTGACCAGCAAGTTCAGCATCCATGTTTTCAATAAATCCTTTGGCGGCATCAAAAACAATGGAAGCCTGTTCTCTGTTAGTAGCCAGAGTAAAAACCTCAGAACCAGCTTCTCCACATAATAGCTCATATAAAGCAATAATGGCTGTTAGTGTGGACTTACCAGCCTTACGGGGAATAAATAGAATGACATCTCGAACCATTCTATCCTTATAATTTTTCTTAGACCTAAACCCATAAATGGCGCAAATAAACAATATTTGAAATGGCTCTAGCTGAATAGGCTTTCCAGCATCAGGTCCTTTAGTGTGCCGTAAGGTAGATGCAAAATTTAAAACATGAGCTGGGTAATCTGGGTCAAATTCCCATTCCCATTCTTTATTTTCTAATTGATTTAAGAATCTTTGGCAAGCCAGCTTTACATTGCGGCAAACATTAATCTCGCCTTTTGCTACGCTAACTGCATACAGAACACCATCTTGCCAATCCATCAGCCTTTAGGTCCTCTTAGGAATTTAGCAACAGAACTGTTTTCTTCGGTTTTGCCAGATGACAAACGGCTTCTAGGGGTAAGCCCTAATTCGTTCATAAGCTGAATAATGAGCTTTAAAGCATTGTTTCTGACTGTAATAAATGGATTAGGACCAATGGTTTTGTTGTCATTAAACTTTGAAATAACGCCATTTTTAGCTATACCACGATTACATTGAATATATAACTCAATCTGATCGGCAAGCATTGTAAGGGTGTGTTTATCTTGACTTGTGCCAATTCCATAAACCTCAAATAAAAAATCTGAAGTTTCCTTAACAAATTGAGCTTTGTCCCAAGCATCGGGATTATCCATCCATTCAGCTTGGGGTATGCGCTGTTTGACCTTTTCTGGAAGGGTTATAGGATTATGCTCACCCTTTGTCCCTTTGATTAAATGAAGCTCTACTGGCAATTTATTCATTTATCAACTCCGCTTTTTTGCCTGTAAATTCTTCCCAACGCTGAACTATGACATCGCAATATTTAGGGTCTAATTCCATAACAAAGGCTTTGCGACCAGTTTGTTCTGCACCAATTAAAGTTGACCCGCTACCGCCAAATAGGTCTAATACATTTAATAATTTAATATGATTACCAAATGCTCTAACTGATAAAGCTACTGGTTTTTGAGTTGGGTGAACATAATTATGGTCTTTTTTAATTTCCCATAAATCAGATTCATTTTTAATTACTTCATCAATTTTGCCATTAAACAAACAAAACTCATGCTGATGTCTGTAGCCGTTACCCATGCCAAATACATTTTTAGCCCAAACAATGCAAGTTTTATATTCTAGTTTTTCTTGCAATATTCCATAAAAACTCCAATTACACCAAATGTAATAAGCCTTTGGGTTAATTGCTTTAATGGTATTGCATACTTCATCAATAAAAGTATTAAATTCTTCAACTGGCAAATTATCGTTTTTAATGACATCGTGTTTACCGCTACGACCATTAAATGCCACATTGTATGGTGGGTCAGTAAATATTAAATCTACGCTGTTACCATCCATTAATTTTTCTACAGCATTTATGCTGGTGCTATCTCCACACATAAGCCTATGATTTCCAAGTTTGTAAATGTCCCCTAATTTTGTTTTAGGCTCAACTGGCACTTCTGGAACTTGATCTTCATCAGTAAGACCATCTACTATTTCAGGCTGTAAAGCCTTTATTTCATCATCGCTAAAACCAGTTAAAGATAGATCAAATCCAGCATCCTTTAATCCCTCAAACTCTGCCAGCAATACAGCTTCATTCCAACCAGCGTTAAGTGCTAGTTTGTTGTCAGCAATAACATAAGCCTTTTTTTGAGCTTCGGTAAGGTGGCTAAGTTCAATCGTTGGTATGTTGGTATGCCCTAACTTTCTGGCGGCAAGGATTCGACCATGACCAGCAATAACGCCATTTTTCCCATCCAGAAGAACTGGGTTAGTCCAACCAAATTCTTTGATGCTTGCGGCGATCTGAGCAACCTGGTCATCATTATGCGTTCTGGAATTCCCCACATAAGGAATCAAGTCATCAAGGCTTTTGTATTTTAGTTCGATTGCGTTCATGTTTTTTTGCTTTCTTTTTCAGAATTGTATCTTAAAACCGACACCCCCCTTTGGGCAACCCCTTTTGCAGAAGATTGGG